TCTTTTTTTGTTGTTATTGCTTCCATTTTACTTCTCCCTACTTGTTTTTATTATATATTTAAAATTGAAGGTTTTAATGTTGCTGTACGAGTTGGGTCCATAACCATAGCTCCACATACAGTAGCTCTATGAACTTTGTAACCATCTACGCTAGTAGACATTATGTTGCTTTTTAGAGTAGGACTAAAAGGGTCTCTTAAGCCAGGCTCATAACCCATTAGGTACTCACTACCTTTAACATATACTTTTCTAATGTTAGGTTCTCCGTCTTGGTTGTTACCCATGTCAAGAATGTCATAAACATAAGATTCAGCAGTACCACCATTAGGGTGAAGTATTTTGTTACGCTCAGGATTGTCTTTCATAGGGTCATGCATTAAAGTAACTTTAATACCTTGAGGACCCATATACTCCATGAACTGACCTTTAAAGGTTAATGAATTTCCTGATAAAGAAACTCTGTTTTGGTCTCGCAAAGGAGTGTACAAAGATGCATATTCAGAAAGAGCTTCATGGAATTGAACCATACCTCTTTCACCTGTACGAAGTACAAACTCTCTTTCACCTTCTCCTAGTTTACCTACAGATAGGTCTAAAAGAACATTAGTAAGCCATTTGATGTCAAACTTGTTATAGAAAGCTACGTTAGAAGTTTCCATTTGTTGTTTGATACCAGCACCTTGTTGAATATCATAACCTGATTTACCTTTTTGTTTGAAAGTACCGTCTGAAGCTTTGTTGTATGTACCATACATCAAAAGTTTAGATTTCATCACACGGAACTGACGGTCAAATTCATAGTCAGAATATTGTAACCAGGTGTTATACACTTTTTTGCCATCTTCACTTTTCCAAGCAAATGCAACTGGTCTTGAAATCATGTTACCAGGTACAGTTTTTTCCATACGAATCATTGTGAAAATGTTACTCATTTGGAAAGGAGAAGTGTAGTGAGGTTGCCCACCTTTAGTAGACAATGTTTGCTCTACAGGGCTCCACTCTTTTGAAAAGCGTTTGCCTGCTTGTAGTTCTTCAAAAGGAATGAACAAAGTTTCATCGCCTGTTAAAAGTTCACAAACATAACGGAAGTTACCACCTTCATTGATAGGTCCTTCTTTAATTAAAATAGAATAAAGCTCATTTTGCTCACCTACAATTACGTTAGTGTCAGAAAAATAAGCTTCTGGGAAAATAAGTTCAAACTCAGTAAAGTTCAAACCAGGACGGTCAGCAGCTGTTACAGCTACGCCATCAACTCTAGCTTCTACCAAAGGTATATTTTTGTCATTAGTACCTTGTAGAACCCATTTAAACTCATCATCTGTATCTAAGTATTTAGGAGAGAATTTGTCTAAATAGGTATCCAAATCCATACCAAAGTTAACGGCGTGGATTCTTTTAGCCAGTTTAGATGCCCACTGAGGCTCTATTTGATAAATACCGCCAAGGTGGTTTTTTGTTACTAGCCCTGAAAAATCTTGCGGGTAGTATTTTTGTAAAAATGATACTTTCATTATTTATAGTTTTAGTTTTGCCTATTAATCGAACCTTATAGACTTGATGAGTTCCTCTTCAAGGTCTGTAAGTCTTCGTTCTTTAGCAGAGTTGGTACCACCACTTGTTTTAAAGCCTGTATTTTTGTCAAGCTGTTCTTTCAATTTACGTACTGCACTGCTTTTTACATTACCTGTAATAGCAGAAAAGTCTTCAAAACCTTTCGTAAGTATAAACAAATAATGTAATCTTTTTTCAAATTCTATGGGATTCTCCATCCTTTTAGCAACAACTGCATTTACTAATGCCCCAGTATTAGGGTCTTCGTAAACAGGGGTTGTCATAGATTTGAATACTTTTTCTTGTATTGTTTTGTTAAGCTTAATACCAGGAATTATTTCAGTGGTATTTTCTATATTTTCTTTTAAACGCTTAACCATTTCTTCGTTGGCTTTTATAGCAGCTTCTTCTTTAGCCCTGTTTTCTTGAAGAGTTCTTTCTATAAAACTCTTATGGGCATTTTGAAGTTCAGGAAGTGCATCTGTAGCCTCTTCATAAAGTTCATCTAAAGCTTCTTTTTGGCTAACCAGTTTATCTATCTTTTCTTCACTAAACTTAGTAGTCATTTTTAGAAACTCTTTATAAACTTTCCTTTGTAAAGTAATATCTTCTTCTAAATCAGATTTAGTAATCTTAGTATATTCTAAGTTCTTGGTTTTAGACTCAATGAAATCTTTTTCAGGAATACCGTTCTTTAAAGCTAACAGGTACTCTTTCTGATTGTCATTCAATTGGTTTAAAAATCTTAAACTTCTTTCTTCAAGCTCTGAATTAAGAGTTTCAAAAAGGGCTTCATATGCACCCTCTTCGTCATTCTCTTCCATAGCCTTTTCAAATTTTTCTTTGTCAAAGGAGGAAATAACACCCTTTTCATGCAGGGCAGAAGCAAAGCTAACTATTGGAGAAGTTGTGCTATCAGATTGGGTATTATTATTCGCTCCTCCTTTGTCCAAAGTTTCGTTACCCTCATCATCACTGGAGTCTTCTCCTTCCACGTTGTCAGCTGCTGTATTTATAGCTGTTATATCTATTAAATCTTCTTCTTTATCTTCGTTTTCTTTTTTAGTAGTTTCAGGCTCTTCTTCTTTCTTAGTATTAGCCTTTTCTCCCTTGTTAAGTAGATTCAAGTCTACTGCTGTTTCCTCTAGCTCTCCCAAACTATCGAAACTGAAGTTGTTAAACATTTCGTCTTTTTCTTCTGCCATTTTACTTTAATTTAATAAATTATACAAATATACTTACTTATGTGTTATTTATGCTAACCTTTTATGATTTAATTTAACCCTTTTGTTAATTTTTTATAGCTTATTGTTTTTTACTGTTCCTTGCTTTTTGCTTTTCTATAGCCAATTTATTTGCAAGCTCTTTCTCTTTAAGCTTAATTTGCTTATCTTGCATATACTCTTGGTTTTTATTCTGAACCTTAACCTGTTCAAGTTTCATAGCCTCTATCTCCTTTTGAGATTTAAGCTTTTCCCTTTCTAAGTTAAGCTTATCGTTATTCTCTTTATCTTTTTGCTGAATCTTTAAAAGACTCTCTCTTTCTTTACTGAAAAGCTCCTGCTCTTTAAGAGCCATATTTCCTATCTCTATAGGGTCAGGAACTCCGTTATTATTTTGGTCTAGTTCTTTTTGACGCATGTAAGAATTAATCTCTGCAATCCTAATCTTGGTCATATTGTCAGAGTCTATCTTATAACGGTCTAGCTCTATCTTAGCCTGCTCAAGCTGCATTCTTAACTGCTCTGCCTCTTGCATAGCTTGTATCTTTTGTTGCTCAACTTGCTGCTGTTGCTCAAACTGCTCTTGCCTTTGTTTCTCTTTTTTATTTTCAGCAGACTCTATTTTACGAGCTATTGCAGATATGCTTTCACTTGTGTATATATCTATAAGCTGTTTAAAGTTAATTTTATCGTTTTGTAAACCTGCATGAGCTAATTGTTTTAAAGCTTGCTCTATCTCCATGTTATTACCACTGTTAGTAACATGAACATCATAATCTGCTTCATTAAACAGTTCTGAATCTACAGTTAACATTTGTATAGATAAATCGTCTAAAACATATTGTAGTTTCTTATTACCACCCTTCCAAGCAGCTTTAGCTGTCTCTAAAAGCGTTCTAAGTACCCTTAGCTTAGTGTTATCATGTATAAAGAATAAAGGCTCTGTAATGTGGCTAGATTGAGTTACAGACCTTTCTACGTTCCCTACAAGTTCTGAGGCTGATACAGCACCTTCTCTTTGAGGAGTTACACCTGCTATCTTACCCATTTGCTCTTCAATAAGCCTTAACATTTCCATGGTATAGCGTATATATCCCCCCATATCACCGTCAAGAACTTTGCCTGTAGTGTTAAATGAGCCTGCTATTTTCCCTGTTGCAGCACCTTTCTTACCCTCATTAAAAGGGTCTACAGGAGCCCAACCCATAACTTCAGCATAATACAACCACTGCTCCATAGTCCAATCTTCTGGGACTTTAGATATGTCAAGTTCGTATATAGGTCCTTTGTATTTTGCAAAAGCAAGCTCAGACCTGTACATAAAAACATTATACAGATATTGATAGGGTTTCATTCTATCCATCAAAGACTTGCTTTTATTTGTATTAGTATTGTAAACAGTACCTACGTACCCAGAATAGCACTGTGAAAGGTTCCCCATACTTCTTAATTGTACAGGTCTAGGTTGCATTTTTACATAAATGTCTTTCCCTATTTTAGTACCTTCCCACCATTCATTAACCCAAAGAGCTTTAACCCACTCTCCTAAGTCTTTATTAGCTTTATAGTTTTCATCCACTATATCAATTTGTTCGTCTCCGAACTCATCAAAGTAATGCAATTCAAATAACTTTCTTCTAGACTTCCACACTACCCTAACTACTCTTATGTTCCCATAAGCGTCATAAAACTCCCCTACACGGTTCTGTCCTATTTGTAGTATGTCAATTTCCCCGCCTAAGTTTTCTCCTAGGGACATATTAGGTTCTCTTCCATAATTTAGTAAGCCGCCTGAGTTAGAGCCCCCTTCATTTAAAAGGCCAGTTTCTAACCTATTTATATCATTAGGCTTTAGGTACTCGTAATACGTGTCAATGATTTGACCTGCTGACATATAGCAGTCTTCTATAATAATGTCGCTGTCTTCTATGTAGGGGGAGTCCCCTGAGCCTATAGTATATAGGTTTAAAGGGTTTACTCTTCTTAAGGTAGGTTCCCCAGCAACAATGTCTATACAGTATATTTCTTCCCCAACTAACAAGGCATCTTTAAAACCTTCATTAAACTTAGTTTTTAAATCTAAGGTTTTCCAAAGGTAAGATAATATTCTTGTTGCAAGTATCTCCCTATCATCCTGATAGTTAGTATTAATGTCAATTAACTCTGCTATGGCAGCTTCTATTTGCTTATCGTCTTGCCCTTCTTGCTTTAAACTTTCAGATACATTTTGTATAAGGGTTTGCAGTATAGCATCTTTTTTAGCCTTTTCCTTTCTAGAAATAGCATCATCATTCCCTACTGTTACACGCCATTCAAACTTACGCTTAAGCTCTTCCCCTAACAGTAATTGTATTTTAGGGTTTGCTAAAGGGTAATTCTGCATCTTAGCAGGGGATTCAAAACTCCCCAGCTTAAAAGGGTTACATACTTTCCTAACATCATTTTCATCCAGTATGTCGTCAAATAGGTTATAGTTGGTTTGTTTGTTTCTTACAGATTCTCTAACTTTTTCATCTTGATAATTTACAAGGTCGTCAGCTGCGTCTATACAGCTTTTTAAAAAGTCTTCCCCCTTTTGAGAGGTTGCTCTTTTCTGAGAAGGAAACTTATTTAAGTTTGATAAATTAAACATAAGATG